CTAGCGGTGCGTCGCTTCCACCGGATCGAATTTCTAAACTTCTCGAGTCTTGGGGCCAAGCTCGACGAAATCGATCCACCGCGTTCCTAAATGCGGACGTAACGCTAGACGCGGTGGGATTCGACCCCGAAAAATTACAGCTCGCGGCGGCCCGTTCGTATATCGCTACCGAGTTAGCTCGCGCGTTAGGAATCCCCGCTTACTTCGTAGACGCTCCTACTGGATCATCGATGACGTATTCAAACGCAACGTTAGCGCGTCAAAATTTACTGGACTTCTCTCTCGTTCCGCTTATGACAAGTATCGAAGAGCGTCTATCTATGCCGGACTTCTGCCCGTCATCGCAACGCGCAAAATTTAATTTAGATGAATACCTACGCGGCTCGGCTATTGAACGAGCACAAGTTTACGAAATTTTAAATCGTATCGGCGCGATGACACCGGAAGAAATAAGAAGAGAAGAGGATCTACTCCTATGAAACTAACTATGCCAATGACAATTACTGCCGCCGATTCGGACGCTCGCACAATTAGCGGTCGAATTGTTGCGTTCAATGAACCGGCGAACGCTTCAACTGGAAAAGTTATATTCGCTAAAGGTTCAATCGAACCTAAAAACGTTTTCTTAAATCTTGAACACGATTCAACTCGCCGAATCGGTAAAACTTTATCAATGACAATGGACGGCGATAGAGCTATAAACGCAAGTTTTAAAATTAGTAAAACTACTGCCGGAACCGACGCAATCGCGGAAGCTATGGACGGACTTCGAGACGGCTTCTCTATTGAACTAGCCGTAGACAATTACGAAATGTTGAAAGACGGAACTATGAAAGTAACCGCCGGTGAATTAACGGGCGTCGCTCTAGTTACCGAACCCGCCGTCCGCTCTGCTCGCGTAAGTGAAGTAGCGGCGAGTGAAGATGAGAATTCCGAACCGGGAGCTTCGGAGACAGAAAATCCAACAGAAAACGAAGGAGAAAAAGTGTCAGACAACACCGTTACAGACGCTCCCGCCGAACCAACGGTGGAAGCCGCACAAGCTCCAATCCATGCGAATACTAATACTCCGGTATTTACTACTCGTTTGCGTTCACCAATTACAACACCGGAGAGCTACCTAGCTCATTCGATTAAGGCCATGCGCGGAGATTTAGATTCTCGCGATTTCGTTCACGCCGCTAACTCGACTACCGATAATCCGGGTTTAATTCCTACACGTCAATTAACCGAAGTAGTAAACGGCCTAGCCGATAACGTTCGCGCTTCTATTGATTCAATTTCAACCGGTGCGCTACCTAATGCGGGAATGGTTTTTCAAATTCCTAAAATTACAGTTCTTCCGGACGTTCAACAAATTGACGAGTTAGATCCAATCACTCCCGTTAATATGGAATCCGAATTCATTAACGTAGATGTTAAGTCATTCAAGGGAAGCCAAGTAATGTCCGTCGAGCTTGCCGACCGGTCAGATCCAATTTTCCTACAGGAAGCTCTACGTAATTTAACTTCACAATATGCTCGCGCAACTAACGAGTATAATTCCGGCGTAATTGTTGCGGCTTCTACAAATGGATCGCCTACTTATGCGTCTCCAATTTCTGCCGCTAATATCCTTAAGTGGATTAGCGACGGAGCAGTTAGCGTCTACGCTAATACTTTCCGCTTCGCCGATGCAGTAGTCGTATCTCCGGCACAATGGGGAATCATAATGTCAATGTCGGTCGACGGGCGTCCAATTTATAACGCTCTTCAACCACAAAACGCGGCAGGTAACGCACAACCACGCTCCCTTCGCGGATCAGTTAACGGCCTGGATCTATGGGTCGATACTGCTCTATCAGGTACAGGCGATGATTCAATGTATGTTATCAATCGCGATTCCTATACATGGTATGAATCACCTTCGCTACAACTTCGCACAAACTATATCGAAGACGGTTCAATCGGAATTCTGCTCTACGGATTCGGCGCAACTGCTACAAAAATCGCCGCCGGTGCGTACAACTTCCAAGCTACCTAAGCCCTAACTAATCATCGAGCTATTCGCTCCCGGGTAGCTCGAGTCGAACGAAAGGATCGGAAATGCCTAATATCATAACCGCGCAAGAACTTCGCGACGTGTTGGGTGTTTCCGATTCTCTTTACTCCGATGTTTATTTAGATCAGATAATAGATTCAGCCGAGCAGGTAATTCTTCCAATGCTTACCGCTTATCAATCAGCGATAAGGGCTTACTCAATTATTGACGGAATTATTTATTTCACTACGCAACGCGAAAACTATTTCGTCGAAGGCCAAGATATAGTCGTAACCGGCTTAGGCGCGGTCGATGATACTTACACCGTTACGACAAATAATCGCGGCGTCTTCGTATTTAGTTCGACTACTATCGCCGCCGATACGCTAACGGTTATCCCGGTTATCCCGGCGGGGCTGGCAACGCTTGACGGATCTAGCGCGGCCGATCTATACGCGAACACTCCCCCGATTAAGTCAGCGATTCTAGTCGTGTCCACCGAGGTATTTCAGAGCGTAACTGCTCCGGGCAATATGACTAATAACGTCGACTTTAATCCGAGCCCATTCGTACTTGGCCGCTCATTACAAAATCGCGTCATCGGATTATTAAATCCGTTTATTGACGTAGAGATTTTCGCCCAATGACAACAATCGCCGAAGATGTTAGACAACCCTTAGCCGACGCGCTAGTTAGCGTCGGAGCTTCCGTCTATGCCGTAGCTCCCGAGGCGTTAATCGCTCCGGCTTGCGCGATTATGCCGGGATCACCGTATTTAGAATCGACTCTTATCGGTAAAGATAAAGTCAGAGTTAAGATCAATTTAATAATCACCGGAGCCGTTGCCTATAACGCTAATTCCGGAGCTTTAGATAATTTAGAAAAACTAATGATAGATATTCTCGGAGCCATGCCTAACGGTTATGAGGTCGGAGATGTTTCACGTCCGGGAGTAACCACCGTAGGAACGGGAAATTTCCTAACCGCCGATCTATCGGTCGCCACCTATTACACCCAAGAAATCTAAGGAGAAAAAATGCCAACTACAATCATTACCGGTAGAGATGTTACTTTCACAATCGATTCGGATCAATATAGCTCCCAAGCTACTTCCGCGATTCTCACCGTTGACACAACAATTAACACTTATCAGACACTCGCCGGAAAGGCTTATTACACAACAGACACACAAGGAACTTTCGCGGTCGAAATGCTTGCCGACTGGGGCGCGGGCTCTTCACTATGCGAGGCTCTATGGATCGCGGCTACTGGATCTCCACAAACCGCGCTACCCGTATCACTAACCGCCGACACCGGCGCGGTCTTTACTTTCAGCGTTCAACCAATCCAACCAAGCGCGGGTGGAACAGCTCCGGACGCTCAAACCGTCTCGCTCTCCTTCACTTGCGTAACAACTCCGGCACTAACCTAAACAGATAACGGGAGCATAAATGAAACTGCCAATCACTATCGAATTCTCGGACGGATCTAGCGAAACCTATATCGTCCAACCGCCGGAATGGGTTAAGTGGGAAGCGAAAACGGGAAACACAATTTCGCAAGCTAGCGAAAAAATGGGAATCTCGGACTTCGTATTTCTTGCCTATAACTCAATGAAACGTAACGCCGGCGGTAAGGCGGTTAAATCGCTAGAGATATGGACGGAGACTATCGCCGATGTAGTAGTCGGTGAGGCAGACCCAAAAGTTACGAGCGAGGAAGTCTAAGTCGGCTCTTAGTCGAACTCGCAATAGCTACGAATATCCCGATGAACTATTGGGAGACGTCGGAGCAGATTTACACGGCACTAGAGATTTTGGAGAAGCGAAATGGCAAGTGAGGCGATTACCTACGATAAGGGAGATCTCCGCGCCATTACTCGCGCTTTCAAGGCTATGGACGATGAAGCTATCGCCCAAGCTAAAGAGCAATCGGGCAAGTTAGCCGAGCACGTTCAAGGCGCAATTAAATCGAAGGCTCAAACTTTACGTTCTAGTAAAGTAGCGGGTCGAATCGCTCAAGGATCTAAAGTAGTGAAGTCATCTAAAATCGGTGAACTATCTTTCGGTTTCCAAGCCCAAAAATATAGCGGCGGGGCAACTACTCAAATGCTATGGGGCGGATCAGAATTCGGATCCAATACTTATAAACAATTCCCGGTCTGGTCTGGAACTTTCGGTCGTGGATCTAGAGGATATTTTATTTATCCGGCTTTACGTGAAGAGCAACCTTATATTATCGCCCAATGGGAAAACGGGTTCGATCAAATAGTTAAAGAGTGGACATAATGGCCACCGGATCTAGAACGCTCAAGCTCTCCATTCTCGGAGACGTATCGGATCTAAATAAATCACTCAAGACGGCTAATAATGACGTCGAGGGATTCGGAAGCAAGGTAAGCGATTTCGGCAAGAAGGCCGGCCTAGCGTTCGCGGCGGCGGCGGCGGCGGCCGGAGCCTATGCAATTAAAATAGGAATCGACGGAGTAAAGGCCGCGATAGAAGATGAAGCGGCTCAAGCTAAATTAGCTACAACTTTAGAGAACGTTACCGGCGCAACGGCTGGACAAATTAAGGCCACCGAAGATTATATTCTTCAAACCGAATTAGCTTTCGGCGTTACCGATAAAGATTTAAGGCCAAGTTTAGAGCGGTTAATTCGCGCCACTAAAGATTCAAGCGAGGCGCAGAAATTACAAGGAATAGCTTTAGATATAGCGGCGGGATCCGGTAAGAGCCTAGAGGCCGTCTCTAACGCGCTAGGTAAGGCTTACGAAGGCAACTCCGGGGCTCTAGCTAAATTAGGCGTAGGACTATCGGCCGCCGAGCTAAAGACAATGGATTTCGACGCAATAACTAAAACGCTATCTAATACCTTCGGCGGCCAAGCCGCAACTAATGCCGAGACTTATCAGGGAAGAATTAACCGACTAAAGGTAGCCTTCGATGAAACTAAAGAATCAATCGGTACGGCTTTACTGCCAATCCTTCAAACTTTATTAACCTTCATTACAAACAATATCCTTCCAATCTTTACTAAAGTGTCAGACGCTCTAAACGGTGCTAATGGCTTGAACACTTATTTTATGGACGTTTACAACACTCTAAAGAGTTTTTTCCTACCAATCTTCGAGGGGCTACGAAAGGCCTTCGGATATATTGGAGACGCTATAGCAGATAATAAAGAATCATTCCTAAAGTTTGGACAATTCATAGAGCAGTACGTCGCTCCGGTATTGGGTACAGTATTAGGCGGGGCGTTAGAAGTAATCGGCAAAATAGCCGCCGGAGTAATTACAATCATCGCTAAAGTTATAGACGGTTTCACTACGCTAATTAACGGCGCAATCGCTGGTATAAATTTCCTAATTCGCGCGTATAACAAAATCCCTTTTTTGCCGAATGTAAACGAAATCGGCGGGGTAAATTTAACGACTCCTAAGATAAGTGCCGAATCGATACTTGGATCCGGTAGTTCTTCGACTTCAATTAGCTCTATCTCAAGTGGCGGCGGTGGATCTTCGGGTTCGGGTGGATCTAGTGGATCTAGTGGATCAGTCGCGGCGGCATTATCTACCGCTCTTCCGTCCGGGATTAAATACCCAAGTGCTCCCAATCTAACTCCGTCGCAAGCTCTATTTTCTAGCCTTACCGGTACTAGCGGAAACTTTCCGGGATCTAGCGTTAGTCCATTCTTAGCGCAATCGCCGACAATAAATTTAACCGTGAATGGCGCAATAGATCCGATAGGAACCGCGCGAGCGATTTACACGGCGCTAGGTATGGAAGCTACAACTT